CAAGACCCTACTGCAAACCTGCGATACGGTTTCAAGAGGCTTGGCAAGTTCAAAGGCTTTAAGCGAGACGAGATTGACTTGCTCTTGCCTCCAACGATTGAGGAACTGCGTGCAGAGGACGAGAACAAGAAACTTGAGGTTGACGAACTTGTTGAGGTGCTACCGACTGACGATCACACCACTCACCTTGAAATACACAACAAGCTGTCTGAAACACCTGCCAAGTATGCCCACATTGAGGCACACAAACGAGCAATGCTCTTGGCTCGTGTACGCCCTGACATAATCCCTCAATTGCCAAGTGCGCAGAACCCGACAGGGGGAGACGGGCTTGATCAGGGTTCGGGTACGAGAACACCAGTTAATGACGCCAACATTTCACTATAAAACTTATGCCAAAGAAAACTACAAAAAAGAAAACAGTTAAGAAAATCACAAGGCAAAAACCTTTTGACCTTTCTGTTGATAGGGACGATCAGGCGCAGGAGGTTATCAGCGCTCTCAAGTCTTTGCAGGCTGACAGAGGTTGGTTACTCCTTAAGCAAATGTTTGAGGGCAACATTTCAGTGTTGCAAGCCTCTATCTTGCGCAAGGTAAGCCCTGACGACGGCGTAACTGCCCTCACAGAGGAGGAATGCGACAGATTGAGAGACAAGTTGGATTACCTTGAGGAGTTGCTTGATAAGCCAAATAAGATCATTCAGAGCTTTAAGCAACCTATCTCAACCGTTCCCGAGTATGACCCTTACGACAAGGTACCCATACCCAAGGGAAAAGGGTAAGGAGTAAGGCGTTGTGATTGATCTTTGAAAAATTAAATAACGAGTTTGTTGGTTCGGTGTTGGGTGTAGTAATGCTCGGGCTTTGGCGATTTGTCCTTGGCAACCTGCTATTCCCAACACCGAGCCAATAGGCTCGGGATAAACAAACCGCCAAAGCAAAGAGTGTTAGTCGCACTTTTTGCCAAACCGTCCGTGATCTTGGTTTTACCCCCATTTTTCCAAGTGATCGTGTATTAAAAAAGTAATAATAATTACATTTATGGGAGAGATTGAAACCAACAAACCTGACGCAGACGAGCAGGAAAAAACAGTTGAGGAGGATACCGACACCTCTGAAAATAACGACGGCGCAGACGACGACGCAGAGGCAGGCGACGACGCTGACGATAACAACGACGACAGTTCCGACGACGAGGAGGAAACTGACGACGACGAGGAAGAAACAGACGATAAAAAGTCTAAGAAATCCACTGCCAAGGACGACGAGGACGAGGAGGACAAAGAGCCTCCTGTACGAAAACGTCCGAGCGACTTTGCGAAAGAACGAATTGAACGTAAAAAGTCAGAGAGTTCAGGCAAGGACGACGCAGATACGGACAATGAGGACGAGGACGACGACATTGACCCTGCTGACGAAAAAACCGTTGGCAAGATCGTGGAGAAAGCCCTTAAGCCATTCATTGAAAAGCAAATGAAAGACGACGACGATAAGGAGGTTAAAAACTTCTTAAAGGATAATCCTGATTTTGCACCGTACGAGGCAAAAGCCCGAAAGTATATGTCTCACCCGTCCCGTAAAGACGTTCCTGTACAGGAAATATTTTACGGAGTAGCAGGTAAAGACCTCTTGAAACTCGGTGCTAAGAGGAAACAAATCGCAGACAAGGAGGCAAAGAAAACGAAAAGCGGAGGAGGAGCAAGCGACGCAGGTGGAGTTAAACCAGTTTCGGAATACACCAAGGACGAACTGGAGGCAAAGCAAGCGGAAGTGCGCAAGAAACTCGCTGATCGTTAACCGAAACTCTTTGAGTTAAAAGCATTACTAATCATTAAGAATTATTAAAATGGGAAATACTACACGAACACAAATCCCTGCCGAAGTAAATAACTTTTACGACAAGACGCTGTTAATGCGTGCAGTTCCTGCATTCATTCACACACGTTGGGCGCAGGTGCGTAACATACCTCGTAAAGCAGGTACAAATACGATCAAGTTCCGACGTTACGGTAATCTCTCACCTGCAACCACAGCGTTGACAGAGGGGGTTACTCCAAACGGAAGTTCATTATCAGTTACCGATATTACTGCCACAGTGGCACAGTACGGTGATTTCGTAACAATTACTGACGTACTTGATTACGAAAGTGAGGATCCAATCCTTATGGAAACCGCCGAAATCCTCGGCGACCAAATGGGAGACACTATTGACCAAATCACAAGAGATATTTTGTGTGAGGGTACAAGTGCCTTTTTCCAAGGTTCAGGATCAACACAGACCTCTCACGTTGATACGGGAGACGTCATTGACGCAACAGTTGTTAAAAAGGCTGTACGTCTGTTGAAAAACAACAAGGCTAAGAGGATCACACGAATGATCAACGCAGAGGACGGGGTTAATACAACTCCAATCAATGCGTCATACATTGGTTTGGTTCACCCAGACACTACATACGACCTTAAGGGGTTGACTGCTACTGGCTGGATACCTGTTGAAAAGTACGCAAGTACAAAAAAGATTATGGACAACGAAGTTGGTGCTATTGACGAGGTACGTTTCGTTGAAAGTGTAAACGCAAAGGTGCGAACTGGCGCAGGTCAGAGTTCAAACGACGTTTACTGCACCATTATCTTTGGAGCAGAGGCGTACGGTACAACAAACATCAGTGGTGAGGCTGTTAAGAACATTGTTAAGCCTTTGGGTTCAGCAGGTTCAGACGACCCACTTGATCAGCGTGCAACTAGTGGGTGGAAAATCACTTTTGTGGCTAAAATCCTCAATAACGACTTCATAACTCGTATTGAACACGCTGTAAGTGCTTAAGCCCATTCTTGGAGCCAAAGCCCGATATTATTAACCGCATATAACGATTAACATTTATGCCAAAGGACACTAAGAAAAATACCTCTAAGCCAAAAGCTGAAAAGGGAAAAAAGGCAAATCCTATCCTTGAGGACGACAACGAAGTTGAGGAGGAGGAGCTGACCGATACTGAAACCGACGAGGAGACAGTTGAGGACGAGACCGATACTGACGCCGAATTGTCTGACGACGACGAGGACGAAGTTGAGGAGGAGCCTGTTAAGAAACCTGTAAAGGGGTCAAAGACAGGCAAGGCAAATGCGAAAGCAACTGCCGACGAGGACAGACCTCTTATTGAAAGAGACCCTGTTAAACCTCGCTCTGACAACCGAATTGAGACACTGCTTAAGGCAGACGCAAGAGCCGTAAAAGACACTCTGTCAAAGGAGCCGAAAGTGCGTATCTTTGTCCCACTCGGTATCGGAGAGAAAAAGGGAGCGCACGCCTATGAGACCGTTACGATTAACGGGTACAGAATGGTGTTAATGAAAGGTGAGTACAGTACTGTCCCTCAATCCGTAGCGAATATGATTGAGAGCCACTACAATATGACCCCCGAGGACACCGAGGCAGGGCAAGCGTTTCGTCTTGATCGCAACCGTACGAAAGAGGACGGAATGACCACAGACGACGCTTTGCTCAATGCGTAACCTGTCAATTATCAACCTAGTTAACTAAAAACTACTATGCCCGTAATTACAGACAGTTCAGCACAATCACACGCAGAGTTAAAAGCTCTACTTGTGGCTATGCTTGCGGACTTTGGAGGCTTAAACGGCTCTGAAGTGTACGACGCAGGTTCAATTGCAGACGGGGACGAGGAAGTTGGTGAGATCACTGTAACAGGTGCCTCTCTCGGCGATTTCGTTCTTGCCTCATTGAGCATTGACGTCGCAGACCTCACTATCACAGGTGCGGTTACTGCAACAAACACAGTAACGTATCAGTTACTCAATAACACAGGCGGAGCGATTGACCTTGCGTCAGCTACCGTGTACGTCCGAGTTATCCCGAGAACTCCTACTGTTACCTTGGCGTAAGCCAAACGTTCCTTGTCCCTTTCAGCGCCTCTCACGGGGCGTTGGGGTGGGACAGGGAGCCATTATCAGAGTTCTAACGTAAACCTCAATGAAATACACAGAGTTTGCAACATATGTAAGGTTCAAGACGAAAACAGACAGCACGACGCTGACTGACGCCGAGTTGGTGATCCTCGCAAATCTCAAGAAAGACGAGATTGCAAAAGAGATCGCAAAAACCAACGAGGATATTTTCGGAATGTGGTACCTGCGTGATCTTGAGGCTGACGTGCGTGAGTACTCATTCCCGAGCGATATTCTATCCAACATTAAAGCTGTTGAGGCGAGTGTCGCAAATGGAGGCACAGAGTTCAAAAAGTTTACCGAGTTTGATATGACGGCGTACCGAGGTACTACCGTTGAGGCAAGCATACGGCAGGCTTTCAGTGGCAAGTATCAGTTTGATATTTTCCGCAAATCTTTGTGGCTCTATACGGGAGAGGAGATTGTTGCAGTTGAAAACGGCTTGAAACTTTGGGCAATCCAATATCCTGCCGATCTCACAACAGCAAAACTTGCGTCCACTGACGATATGTCAGTTCAACCAAGTACAACCTCGCACGGAATGCCAAGAGAGGCACACGAGATATGGGCAAGAGCCGTGATCATTGATTACAAGAACTCTAAAGAAAAGCCCATACCTCTTGACGAAAAGGAATTGAGTTATGACGCTGATCTTAAACTGGTTCTCAACGCCCTTAAGGGGACGAACCTTGACCGTCAGAACCAAGGCACAGTGCCTTATAACGACGGTTCAAATTATTAACAACAAACTTAACCATAACGCTATGGAAAAAAAGGAAATTAAAGCACTGGCAGAAGCCTTTTGCGAAAATCCAAAAAAGTACCGAAAGTCAGAGGAGGGAGTTGCCAAGTTCAATGAACTAGACGCCCCTGTTAAGGCTAAGGTACGAGAAATCTTGGAGGCACGCAGAGGTTTCCGACGTGTCAATGGCGTGATTGAGTTTACACAGGAGGCACTTGAGGCTGAAATTGCCCGTTTGGAGGCAAAGGAGGCTGATTATACTGACCGTGTAAAGGCAATCAAGAAAGTCATTGCAGAACGCAAGGAGGAGCTTGCAGAGCGATTTGGTGAGGTTAACGATAACGATAAATAATTATGGCAGACGTAATATACAATGCGTTCAAAAAGTACATAATGAACGGATCAATTGACCTTGATACTGACACTATCAACGTTATGCTCGTTACCTCAACTTATACGCCTGATCAGGACTTGCACGAATACCGAGACGACGTTACCAACGAGGTAACTGGTACTGGATATTCAGCAGGTGGCTCTGCTCTTGCAACTAAGACGGTAACAGCCGACAACACCGATAACGAGGGAGTTTTTGACGCAGACGACGTTGCGTGGACAACTTCAACAATTACTGCTCGTGGTGCTGTCTTGTACAAGGCTCGTGGTGGTGCTTCAAGCGCAGACGAACTTATTTGTTACATAGACTTTGGATCAGACAAAATCTCAACCGCAGGTACATTCACAATTGCGTGGAATGCGGAGGGAATTGTTAACCTTGCCTAAGTAGCACTTGAGTTCTTGGATAGGCGCCTGTTCAAGCCCTCACACTCTGACGAGTACGCAATCGCCCGTAATCGTCAGGAGTGAGCGTTAGAACGCTCAATAATAAAACTATTATGTTAATGCCATTCTTAAAAAAGAAAGAAGACATAGTGTCTCGTGGAAGTACGAGCAGGATTTTTGAGTATGAAAAGAAAGGCATTACGTTAAAGTTTACTTTAAGAACGGATACTAAGGACGAACTTGATATTTTTTTGAAATTGCTAAAGGTCGCTATTATTGACGTTGAAAATGAGATAAACAAATAATATTATGGCTACCGTAAATATATTAGTTGTCGGAGGAGGAGGAGGTGGAGGCTCTGCTTGGGGAGCTGGCGGTGGCGCAGGTGGCTACCAAGCTGACCCTGCTTTTGTTGTTACGGCACAGGCATACACAGTTACTGTCGGAGGAGGAGGAACTGCAAGTTCTAACACAGGTCCAACTCAAGCAACAAATGGGGGGAACTCTGTATTTGATACTATCACGGCAGTTGGTGGAGGATTTGGAGGTAGAGCTGAATCAGCAGGAGGCAATGGTGGTTCAGGAGGAGGTGGGGCTTATGGAAATGCAGCAGGAACAGGAAGTCAAGGAAATAATGGAGGAGTTGATGATGGAAGTAATAACTCTGGTGGTGGTGGAGGTGGAGCAAGTGCGGTTGGTGCTAACGGTTTTGGCACAGTTGGAGGTAACGGAGGAGCAGGAACTGCAAATTCTATTTCTGGCTCATCTGTTACCTACGCAGGTGGTGGAGGAGGTGCTTCACAAAGCGGAGCTAGTAGCTCGGGAGGTGCTGGTGGGGGAGGTGCTGGTGCTTCTGGTGGGTCAGGAACAGGTACAGCAGGAACAGTAAACACAGGTGGCGGAGGAGGTGCTGGCTGGAATGCTGGTGGAGCTGGTGGATCAGGTATAGTAATAATCGCCTACAAAACAGACGGAACTGACGGAGTATCAACTGACTCAACAGGAGGTACCATAACAACATCAGGTGCGTATACAATTCATACTTTTACATCAAGTGGCACTTGGACAATGGTTGCTAGTTCAACCGACGTTACGGTTAACGCAACCGTTGTAACTGTCACAGCCTCAACACCTGCACCAACCGTAACAGGTCAGGCAAACGTTTCAGCGAGTGTCGTAAGCGCTACTTTCAACACAAACGCACCTACGATCAGTGGGGACGCAAACGTTACCCCAAATGCTGTTACTGCTACTTTCTCACTCCCTGCCCCGAATATCATTACTCCCGACAGTCATATTGACGCCTCGGTTGTAACAGCCACTTTCTCAACCCTTGCCCCAACGGTTGAGATTGATACCGAGTTTTCCGTTGGAGTGCTTACTGCGACGTTCTCTTTGCCTGCCTCAAGCGTTAAAATTGACTTCACACACAGCGCAGACGTCCAAGTGGCAACATTCTCACTCCCTGCCCCTACAATCAGCGCAGAGAGCAATATAGTGATCTCTGCAAGCGTAGTAACTGCCACTTTCAGCCTGCCAAGCCCAACCGTAACGGGAGAGCAAAACGCACTGTTTGAGGCAGGTGTACTTACTGCAACGTTCTCACTCCCTACTCCAACGATTACAGCGATCAGAAACGTCAGTGTTGACGTGGGGGTTGTTACTGCGACGTTCTCAATAAATGCACCGACAAAGGTTGGTGGTTTGTGGACAGCGCAGGGCAGGACAGAGGGAACTTGGACGCCACAAGCAAGGGCAATTTAATTGATTTTTATTATGAAAAAAATGCACGAACAAAATAACGAAAATAAAACAACAAACCTTGTAAGAGCAGTACTCTCAACCGAGGTCAAGTTTATGATTGCAGTTATCGGTTTTGTTATCGGTGTCATTTCCCCCTACTATCAAATGCGTCAGGACGTTGCCCTGATCCAAAAGGACATTTCAATAATCAACTCAAATCACCTTATGCACACGCAAGACCTCACGCAAGAGGTCAAGGACATTGCCGTGATAATGCAACAGCAACAGCAACAGATTACCATTTTGCAGACACAGCAAAACAGCATTATTAAAAACATAAATCCATAAATATGGCTGAAATAGAAATCAAAAACATAAACTTGGGAGGTATTGCAGACAGCGATTATGTCGGCACTGAAAACAGCGTTGCCGAGGCTGTTGGTTTGGATATTCACTCTGAAAGTGGAGTAATCAAGGTCAATCAGAAACTCACAAAGGAGAGCAGTACCCTTGTTGACGATTTCGTAAAAGCCTCTGTACCCTGCTCTGACGGGAATACATATCACTTTGGATCAACCAACGGCAAGATTTGGAAACGAACAAGCGCAGGAACGTGGAGCCTTGAGGCTACTGCAAGCCCGTCAGCAGGCGCAATCGGTATCTTGGAGGCTAAGGAGTACCAAGGATACATTTATTACGCTATGCAGAGCCGTCTTGGACGTTGGCAGATCGGCACCGCTTGGAGTACCCGAAATGACAGTTGGGCAACATTTACCAACACCGATCCTGATTGGCACCCAATGCGAATAATCAGCCTCGTGCTTTATATCGGAGACAAGCATTACGTTGCGCAGGTTGACGCAGGTACATTCTCTGCAAATGCCCTTGATATTGCACAGCCTTTGAGAATTAAGAGCCTCGGGCGTATGAACACTGATTTGCTTATTGGTACGTTCGTTTCAGACAACGTTACAAACACCGAGATAATCAGGTGGAATACTTGGAGTGTGTCGTTTTCTTACTCTGATCCTATACCCGAGGTGGGAGTTAATGCTTTCTTTGAGACTGACAATAACGTTATCGTTAATGCAGGTACAAAGGGAAATATTTACTTTTACAACGGATCGTCTCTTGAGGAATATAAAAAGGTTAAGGGTGTGTACACGGGAACCAAAAAAGCCTATGTTCACCCAAATGCAGTTTTCAACTTTAACGGTATGCCTCTCTTTGGACTTTCAAATGTCTCGGGCGATCCTGCCAACCAAGGCGTGTATTCAATGCACCGAACGAGCAGAAATTACCCAATTGTCTTAAACCTTGAGTATGCAATCTCAACAGGTAACTTGGGGAGCATTGAGATCGGGGCAATTTGCCCTGTAAGCTCTGACCAATTCACTGTCTCTTGGAAAGATACAAACGACGGTACTGCGTATGGCGTTGATATTCTTGACTTAACTGCCAAGTCAACGATTGCATACTTGGTATCACGAGTGATTATGATTGACCGAGCAAGCCTGCTCAATTACGGATTGGTTGACGCTTGTTACAGATTACTCCCTGACGACACGAGCATTGCGGTGAGCAAGAAAATCAATGCCGATACAGTCTTTGGTTCAGCAATCGCCTCAAAGACAGACACGAAAAGAATGCTTGAGGCAACCACTGTTGATATTAACGACGCAGTAAGGGTGCAGGTAAAAACTGCGTTGGTTGCAAGTGGGAATGACGCACCCGAGTTGGAAATCGTTAAGATTGGAGTAAACACATAAACCTATGATCAAGCCAACAAAACAAAATGTACACACCAAGGACGAACTTAAGGCACTTAAGGCTCTTGATAGTGAAAACAAAAAGGTTGTTGGGTCAATGCAGGTTCGCCAGTTGGAGACAGACGAGAGCGAAAAGTTTATTGCGGATCAGAGAAAAATACTCAAGCAGGTGAGCAAGGAAAAAGACCCTGTTAAATTACGAGCCTTAAGGAGAGGTAAATAATATGCCAAACGAAATCATAAACCCATTCCAAGATATACCGAGTGTACCTCTCAACGAGGAGAGTAATGTTCGTTATGGTTCAGAGTTTTTT